GCAGACATCCGCAAGGCTGTTGCTAAGTTGCGTTCAGCAAAGGCTGCATACCGTAAGGGTTCACTATACTGGACAGGTATCCACCCAGAAGTTTCACACGACCTTCGTGCAGAGACAGGCGCAGCAGGATGGCGCGACCCACACAATTACTCTGATGTAGACAAAATCTACGCTGGAGAAATTGGACAGTACGAAGGCGCGTTCTTCGTAGAGTCACCACGTTTGTACTCAACTAAGTCAGGTGCAGACCAGACAGCATTGGCTACAACAACAGCAACAGTTGCAGGAACATCAGCAGGATTCACATTCGGCGTTGCTTCATCATCTGTTATTGCATCACGTGCTGAGGTCGGCGATAAGATTTCAGGTACAGGAGTCGGAACATCTGCGAAGATTACTGCTATCTCAACATCAGGTTCAACAACAACATTTACTGTTGACGTTGCTAACTCTGCTGCAGTTACAGTATCAACAGTTCTAACTGTTACACCAGTAACTCGCGTATTCTCAACAATCGTATGTGGAAAGCAAGCACTTGCTCAGGCAGTTGCAGAAGAGCCACACACAGTTATCGGACCAGTAGTTGACAAGTTGATGCGTTTCCGCCCAATGGGTTGGTACGGCGTACTCGGCTTTGCACGCTACCGTGAAGAAGCACTTTACCGCCTAGAAACAGGCTCATCAATCGCTGCTCTATAGTAGTTAATTGACGCTGTGGCAGGGGAGCAATTCCCTGTCACGGAGTAAGTTCACTAAGGAGGACTAATGGCTACTTGGCTATTCAAGACACCAACAGTACAAGAAGGTCCTATAGGCGGAGCACGCCTATTCTACTTTTACAAGTTGGACGTAGGTGTATCAGTTGTAAAAGAAGCAGGTGTCTATTCTCTTGAAAGATACTTGGTAGATTCTGATATTCCTAACTACGAAGAAGTCTATCGTGGTGGAAGAAACTATGAAGTAAGTGATGAGACTAAGGCTGCTTTAATCGCAGCAGGTATTGGTATTACAGAAGCAAACTTTACAGAAGTGTAGGGACAAATGGGATTACATCAAATACAGACACATCCAGAGTATGTAGAAGGTTGCTTTGGTTGTAAGATACAACTTCTTGAATTATCTACTGGCGATGCCAAGCGAGATATATCTGACAAGAAATGGGTCGGAGAATTGAATGCCTATAAAGACGCGAGAGCACAGGGTATTCAACCAGCAGGAACAACACATAAGCACATCCAACAGGCATATGCTGCAAGTGAGACTCTTAACAGGGCTTACGATGCTAACACTATGCCAACTGCAAAAAACATCACAAAACAAACCGTCGAAGTAATGAAAGAAGTGGGAGCACTATAATGCCAATGGTCGGAACAGAAAAGTTTGATTACACACCAGCAGGTATAGCAGCAGCAAAGAAAAAGGCTAAAAGCACTGGCAAGCCAATGAAGAAGGCAGCCAAGAAGGTTGCAAAGAAGCGTTCAATGGTAAGAAAGCGTGGCATGTAATCATGGCTGCAAAAAAGAATGTTGGTGTTGCTCCTGCAAAGTCTAAGACTCCTGTTAAGGACAAAACTGCAGACGCTGCGCGTCTACGCGCTACAGAACGTGCTCGCATGATGCGTGGCGAGACAGCAGAAGACAAAGCATTTAGAATTTTAATGGAAAAGTATAACTACGATGTTACAAAGATTCCTGGATTCAAACCGTAAATGAAAAAGAAAGTAGCAAAGTCTAAAGTAAACGCTGCTGGGAACTATACTAAACCTGGTATGCGTGCCTCACTCTTTAAAAAGATTAAGGCTGGTTCCAAAGGCGGAGACCCTGGTGAATGGTCTGCACGCAAAGCACAGTTGCTTGCAGTTCAGTACAAGAAGGCAGGCGGAGGCTACAAGTAATGGCACTGGCTAAATCACAGCAGTCACTTAAGAAGTGGACTGCACAGAAGTGGAAGACTTCTGACGGCAAGCCATCTAAAGGTAAGAAAAGATATTTACCAGCAGCAGCATGGTCTGCGTTAAGTCCTGCAGAGAAAGCAGCAACTAACAAAGCCAAGGCTAAAGGTAATGCTAAAGGTAAGCAGTTTGTAAAGCAACCTAAAGCAATAGCAAAGAAAACAAAAGGTTACAGATGAAAGACTCAAGATTGACTCGGGCTGGTGTCGCAGGTTTTAATCAACCTAAGCGTACCCCAAGCCACCCTACTAAGTCACACGTTGTTGTGGCTAAGGTAGGTAGCCAGATTAAGACCATACGTTTTGGACAACAAGGCGTTTCTGGCTCACCTAAAAAAGCAGGAGAATCTGCATCCAATGCAGCACGAAGAAAGTCTTTCAAAGCAAGACACGCAAGCAATATATCCAAAGGAAAAATGAGTGCCGCATATTGGGCAGACAAGGTGAAATGGTAATGGCAATTGATAACATGGATTCAGAAGCAGCAGCACGACGTAGAGCAGGACTTACTGCTTCTACAAAGAGTGCAGTAAAAAAGAAGGCTGTTACTAAAACAAAAGTAACTCCTGGTACTAAGGTATCACAAAAGACAATTGATAACATTAAGAGCATGGGAATGTCAAAGACTCTTGAATCATTAAAGAGTATCGGACAACCTGGTGGCAAGAATGTTCCAGCAAGTAAAGAATTTATTGAAGGTGCTCGCCGTATGTACGGTAGCCGAGTAGACAAGTATCTACCTTCAACTTATGGTAAGACTGGTTATCCATCATCAGGTGGAAAGCCAGCATCTAAGCCAGCAGCAAAGCCAGCAGCAAAGAGCAATACTAAGTCAAATGTAATTAAGGGAACTCTTGGAGCAGCAGCAGCACTTGGTGTGCTAGCAGCATCAAAGGGTAGAGGCGCATCAGCAGCAGCAAAGTTATCACCAGCAGTTGGTGGTCTTGCTAAGTCTGCTGTGGGCAGAGCCCTACTAGGTTCAGGTAAGCCACTTACATCAAAGGCTTTTACAACAGCAAAGGCAGCACCAAAGCCATACGCAGCAAAGGTTACAGTTGGACCTAAGGGTTCATTCGGTAAGACTACAATGCAGCAGGCTAAGGGTGGCAAGGGAACACCTTCTGAGTACGCATCAAAGGCTGGTCAATCAGCAGCACGCAAGACTATTCAGTCACGTATGTCTGGTCCAGATGCAGCACGCGCTAGCGCAGACAGAGTAACAGTCGGTCCAAGAGGTTCTTTTGGTAAGACAACACTAAAGAAGGCAGCAGTAGCAACCGCAGCAGGCGGTGGTGCAAACTCAGGTAAAAAGAAGTTAACAGCAACAGCATCAAATAAGCGTAAGTAATTTAAGAAAGAGGTCGAGGCATGGCAAGCATTCCTGGTTTATCAATGACTGCTGAACTTAATCGTTTAGCAAATGGTGGAGATTATCCACTGATGACCGCATTTAAAGCATCGCAGGGTGCTGCCAATGCCTGGGCTGGAACTACAGGTAAGGGCATAATTGCAGCCCTTAATTATAAGGCTGATGCAACGCGTCAACCTAATAACTTCAAAAATCTTAATGCTATCTGTAATGAATTAGCATCTACTACTGGACTATCTGCTCTTGCAGCGTTAAGGACTATTAATGCCTAATTTGAACGACATGATTGATGAAGTGCTTATCAACCTTGCAGGTTATACATACCAGCAAGATAGAGCAACTTACATCACAGAGAACGTAAGTGATAGCGCATCTACTATTGCTAGCCCAATAACCTTACAGTTGGCCTCTACTGATAATATTGGTAAGGGAACAATTGAGATTGATGAAGAACTCATTTGGCTAGACTCATTTGACCGTGTATCTAACACAGCAACCGTTCCGCCTTGGGGTCGCAACTATCTAGGTACAACTAGAGCAACCCATACTGCTGGGGCAAAGGTTACAATTACACCAACCTTCCCACGCTATGTTATCAAGAAAGCAATCAACGATACTATCGCAGCCTTTGGCGCGACTATCTTTGCGGTCAAGACAACAACATTTACTTTTAATGCAGCACAGACAACGTATGCATTCAATAACTTAAACATCCACAATATCATGACAATGATGTGGCAAGATATTGGACCTTCTCAGGAATGGATTCCAATCCGTCACTGGTCATGGGATGCATTAGCATCTAGCACAGCATTTGGTTCTGGAGCACAGACAGTAACAATTGGTGACTGGGTACAACCTGGTCGTACAATCAAGGTTGTCTATGCAACAGACCCTGAACCATTTACAACAAATACAGAAGACTACTCAACACAAACTGGTCTGCCAAATTCCACACGGGACGTAGTAATTCTAGGCGCATCATATCGTCTTCTTACATATCTAGACCCTGCACGTGCTGCTCAGGTTAGCCCACAGGCTGACGAGACTGACAGCAAGCGTCCATTCGGCGCTAGTGGTACAGCAACCAAACAGTTGTATGCGTTGTATCAACAACGTCTTAAGGAAGAAACAGATAGACAGCAAGCCCAATATCCAATTCGCGTTCACTACAGCCGATAGGTAACTAAATGACAACAAGAAAATACTCCTCTCGCTCCCAGCAAACTACGCTAGCAGCAGGTATTACAGATACAGCGACAAGTTGTACAGTAGTATCTGGCTCAGCGTTACTTGGTGGAGCAACCGTCCCCGCTGGTACAACATTTACTGTTGTCATTGACCCAGATACAGCACTCGAAGAAATTGTAGACGTTACGGTTGTTAGTACTAACGTATTAACAATTACCCGTGGTGTTGAGAATGCTGGCACTGGTCAGGCTCACTCCGCTGGTGCTGCTGTTCGCCATATGGCAATTGGTCGTGACTTCCGCGAAGCCAACCTTCACATCGAAGCAACTGGTGGATACAACGATGGTACTGGTGCTCACACAATGCACGGTATTGCATCAGGCGAAGGCGTTGTAGTAGGTACAGACAAGACTCAGACTCTTACTGCCAAGACTCTTACATCCCCTATTATTACCAACCCTACCATTTCAGGTACTAACGTAGATGCAAGTATTATCTTTGAAGGCGCAACACCAGATGCCTTTGAGACTACGCTTACAGTAGTAGACCCAACTCAAGATAACACAATTACATTACCTAATACAACTGGTACAGTAGTAATTGCTAACGCAGCCCAGACTCTTACTAACAAGACTATTGATATGACTGGCGTCACACTCACTGGTCTTTCATCTGCTGGTATGTCAGTATCATCTGCTACACCAAAGAATTATGTAGATAGCATTCTAGGCTCTGCAACATCTGCAGCCACTAGTGCTGCATCTGCAGCCACAAGCGCAGCATCTGCTGCTACATCTGCAGCAAGTGCAGAGACATCAGCAATTGCATCAGCAGCCTCAGCAACTACCTCAGCAAGTTCTGCAACAGCAGCAGCGACAAGTGCTACCTCAGCAGCAGCCTCTGCCACAGCAGCGGCAACTAGTGCAACTAGTGCGGCAGCAAGTGCAACCACTGCTGCTAACTCAGTAGCAACAATTGCGGCATCAGCAGCAGCGGCAGCAGCCTCTGAAACCGCAGCAGCAACTAGCGCTACAAGCGCTGCTGCATCTGCAACGGCTTCTGCTAATAGTGCAACTGCCTCAGCCTCAAGCGCTAGCGCATCTGCTACTTCTGCTACAGCCTCTGCATCATCTGCAAGTGCTGCTGCAACAAGTGCATCAAGTGCAGCCACATCCGCAACTTCTGCAGCGACATCAGCCACAAGTGCCGCGGCAAGTGCAGCCTCTGCTGCAGCCGCAGTCGCCGCATCATTTGATGCAAAGGGTGACTTACTAGCAGGAACTGGTGCAGGAACATTTGACCAACTTGGTGTAGGTACAAATGGATATTTGCTCACTGCAGATTCAGCAACAGCAACAGGAATTAAATGGGCAGCAGCCCCAGTAAGCCTTCCTTCACAGACAGGTAATGCTGGTGAGTTCCTCACAACAGATGGAACTGACGCAAGTTGGGCTCCAGTTGCAGGTTCACTTGCACAACCAACTGAACCGACATCTCCTCCAGATGGACAAATCTGGGTAGATACAGATGGCACTGCACCAACTACAGTAGTAACTCGCTGGTCTAAAGCACCTACTGCTGGTACAACAACTCTTACTGGTACAGATGACGGAACTACAGTTCTTGCCTACACACCAGGGTATGAAGAAGTATTCCTCAACGGTGTGCTTCTCTCTCGCACTAATGACTACACAGCCACTACTGGTACAAGTGTTGTCCTAAGTGCAGCAACGGTAACAGGAGACATTGTAGAAGTTATCTGTCCACTACAGGTAGCATACACTGATGCAATCACTACAACGGCTGCTAACGCAGCCTATGTGCCTAAGACTTTGACTACCACTACTGGCGATATTATCTATGCATCTGCTGCAAATACTCCAGCAAGACTGGGCATTGGTTCTACAGACCAAGTGCTTAAGGTATCTGGTGGAGTTCCTGTATGGGCTACACCAGCAGCAAGTCCTTATGTGGGTGTTGGATTAACTAATTATTATGCAACTATTGCTGGAACTGCAAATGTTCCTTTTGCGGTTCCTTTTGCTGGTACTGAGTCTTGGGATACTGACGCTTTTCACGATACATCCACTAATAATTCAAGAATAACTATACCTTCGGGTAAAGCGGGAAAGTATTTAATCAGTTCTTTTGCTTGGCCTGAAACTTTTAATACTTATTTTATTATGAGCATAAATCTAAATGGCGCACAAATCTTAGGAACTTATCGTGGAATATCCGCCCAAGGCGAGTGGCAAAGACAAGCCACTCAGTTAGTTGGAAATTGCACTTTAATTATGAATCTACAAGTGGGTGATTATATTGAGCAAACAATACAAATGGGTGGAACAGCCTCATATAGATATATTAACAATTTGCAAGCAACTTATTTAGGAGCATAAATTGACAAAAGAATATAAAATATCAAAACCGAACAAAAACTTAGACAGTCAGATTTTTTTTAAAGAAACAGGTTTTAGTTTATTTACCAGAGGTGATGAGTTTTTTGTTGGCGGTTGCAAAACACAAAAAGAGGCAGATGATGCTATTGCTGCCCATAATCCACCTGCACCAACTGAGCCAACCGTGGCAGAGAAGTTAGCAAGCGTTGGCTTATCGGTTGCAGACCTTAAAGCGGCACTTGGGCTATAAGTGGAACACTTGACTAAGATGATTACTGACAAACTAGGAGATAACAAATGACAAGAGCAAGAGATGTAGCAAACATCGATGGTCTTTTAACAACTACGGGTGACACTTACTATGCTTCTGCTGCAGGTACACCTGCTCGTCTAGGTGTTGGTACTACTGGTCAGGTCTTGACTGTGGCTGCTGGTGTGCCTAGTTGGGCTACGGCAGCAGCAGGTGGCAAAGTATTGCAAGTTGTCTACACAGCAACTACTGCTGCGGTAAGCGTTGCAACGGCAGGTACTCCACAAAATACTGGAGTAAGCGGAACTATAACTCCAAGCGCAACAAGTAGTAGAATCTTAATTTTAATAAATCAAAGTTTTTACAACTATGGTGCAAATCGAGGTTGGTCGGGCGCAATATATCGCAACGGGTCCACGCAGATTTTTTACCAAGATGATGGAAATGGAAATGGTAGTAATAATACTAACGCAGAAACTAGAGGAATCGTGCAACTTCAGTATGTAGATTCCCCAAGCACGACTAGTGCAACTACTTACACGCTGGCAGCCAGAACTGGCTCAGGCAATGGTGTTGTTTATCAAGGTGGAAGCACACCTTCAAACATTATTTTAATTGAAATAGGTGCATAATGGCTCAGTCATACGAAGTTATAGAAATGCTAAGACCTGCTGGCGGTTACACACAGGTAGGCGAAGATTACGAAGGCATTATTTTTTTAGAAGCAGAGCCATTTTCTAAAGAAGAATATGAAGCAGGCTTTGCGCAGTATGATGCTTGGAAAACACAACAAGATTTCGATAAGGCAGCAGCCAGAACTGCAGCAGAAGCCAAACTTGCTGCACTTGGTTTAACAACAGATGACCTCAAAGCACTAGGGTTAGGAACTAACTAATGGCAACCATCAGTAATACACCAAGACCAGGCTATGTCTGGGATGCAACCGACAATGTTTGGTATCCAATCGGAGTAGGTGGACACGGACATACTGACTACATTACTCAGGCTACTGCTGTTAACCCTACTATCATTGATGCTAAGGGTGACATCATCACTGCAACTGCAGCCGATACGCCAGCAAGGCTTGCCGTGGGCGCAAATAATACAATTCTTACGGCAGATTCGACAACGGCAACTGGCTTAAAATGGGCTGCACCATCCGCAGCATCAGCAGTAGGTGCAAGCGTTTATCGCAGCGGCGCAACTATTTCTTATACGGCCAATACTGAAGTGCTAATGACTCCCGATGCTTCCGATTACGATACCAATTCATTTTGGTCATCAAGTGTGAATCCATCACGTATAACGATACCAACAGGTTATGCGGGAAAATATGTATTCACACAAACGGTTTATCAATCGGGTTCGGGTTCAGGTTATGTCTATCTATTTCTTTACAAAAATGGAGCAAGATTTACAAATGGATTAAATAGTGGAATTACTGTTATGCAGAAGCCACTCGGTGGCAACACCACAGTAATTACCGCAAGTGTCGTCTTTAATGCCGCAGTCGGAGATTATTTTCAGACTTATTGGCAAGGAGACACCACTAATGGAAGCCACGCTACTTCTCTCCGCTTTTCAATTAGTTATCAAGGAGCATAATTATGGACCATAAACTTTCAATACCTAACAAGCCTCTTCACTCTTCAATCTTTTTTGAAGAGACTGGATTTTATTTACAAATGCGCGATGGTGAATTGTATGTTGTGGGAGATTGCACAAAGGAGCAAGCCGAAGCCGCACTAGCAGCGCATAATCCAGAGGCATAAGCGGAACAATCCACATCGAATCTGCCTGAGTAATACTTGATTAACTTGACAGGCTATGATATATTGTAAGTAGGCTTATACTGCCTTAAACATAGGGGACACAATGGCTAACAAAGTAAACAAAGGAACAGTAGCACTAGGCTGGTGTGACAACGGCAATACGGATGGCAAGTTCACAGAGGGTATGGTTTCCATCGCCCTCCAGGCTCCTGCTAATGGTATTGAGATTACACACAGTATGCGAGTTCAAGGTAACCAAATCGGAAGACAGCGCCAAGTACTCTTTGATTACTGGGCAGACCAAATTAAAACTGATTGGCTCTTATGGGTCGACTCAGACATCGTAATGGATATCCACGTACTCACTAAAGTATGGGACGCAGCAGACAAGATTGGCAAGCCAGTTGTAACTGGAACTTACTTTATCTCTAAGCAAAACGAAGGCACATTAGCCCAACCGTTCCCTGCGCTGTTCCATAACATAGATGAGCACACCCTACGCCACGTACATCCACTGCCTGAGAATCAAGTAATACCAGTTGACTCAGCAGGACTTGGCTTTACATTGATGCACAAGTCTGTAATTCCCGCACTGCGCGAGAAGTTTCCAGACCAGTCTTTATTTGCAGAGCAAGAAGGCATTGGCGATAAGTTTGTAGGAGAAGACATTGTATTTTTCCGCAAACTTAAAGAAGCAGGTATTCCTTTATACGCACACACAGGTGCGCTAGTACGACATATGAAACGATTCTCACTAGATGCTGATTACTACAGCCTCTACTGGAGTTGGCAAACATTGAAGAAAGAAATAGAGCAAAACAAACCCTAAGGAGTCTA